TGACAGGAGTCATGTTATGGAGAGCACTCAAGGTGCGTCAAGTGAGAACGTGAAAGAATTTCACACTCAAGGTGTAATGTCAACAATGCCAGTACCGCACACTGGCAAGTATTCTATTAAACAGTGGGCGGCTATCATCGGCCACAATGAGGCGACAGTGCGTGTCTGGCTGAAATCATGGGATGTGATCGTGTGGGGCGCTTCACATAAGTCTGGCTTCATCGACGCTGCTGACTGGTGGTCCAAAATCCCAAAGGTAGGTGAATGAGTTAGCTGCTCGTTAGCTGCTTTTGCGATTTGCGCGATTTTGAATTTGTCGTAAGTCCTTTGATATCAAGTGGTCACAGTCGGACTCGAACCGACGGCCTTCTGTGTGTAAGACAGACGAGTGTTAGCAGAAATGTAACCGATCACAAGCAAAATTGCTTGACTCGCGTTGCACTTCTGCTAACCTTTTCGTCAAAAGTTGACCAAAATCTTACTCTGTTAGCTGCTTTTTAGCTGCTCGGTATTGGAGGGAAATTGCAGTGAACAACATCGTATCACGCCAGATGTGTCGCCAGATCAAAAGGCGACTTGAAGAGACTGGAATCTACGCCACCATCGACGAGATCCAGGAGCACGCCGACGCCTCTGCTCGTGGCGAGAAACCTGACACGGTCCTCGCTATGGCTGTCGAGGATTACATGAACGAGATACTGGAGTCGTCTGCCAATCACAAGCAATCTTAACGCTAGCATTGACTCGCTCGCGCGGCACATGCTTTTTAATCGTGTCGGCCAGCCAGTCCTGCACACCCTCGAATGGAACAACAGTTCCAACTCCATTCATCATCTTGCGGTAGTACGCCTCGACATCATCTATTGTGAAGCGTTGAATCCACGTCTCGAATAGTGGATCGAACGGCATCATGAACTCGAAACCGTATTCGATGTTGTTGTACATCTTGCGATACCAGCGCCCACGGTGATGTCGCCACATGCTCTCGATCCAATCTTTCGGCCTGCGGTAGAAAACAACTGTGTCGCCAGACCACTCGTAGGAGGCCACAGGGCTGTGTCTAGGGCACTTGCCAGGCTCTGCGACAGGAATGTGGTGCGGCACATTCAGTGCTCTCAGCGTGCGCCTGAGCCACGTTGTCGCAGTCCTGGGAAACTCGACAATCAGCAGGTTCTGTTTCGGGAGGATGATTGCCATTTAGTCATCATCATCTGCATCATCAATGTCCATACCAAGGAACGACTGCATGGCGCTGACCTCGGTTTCCTTAGGATTGTCTGTCAGTTCAGCTTCCGTGAACGTGCCGTACTGATTCTCAGCGAAACCGACGTAGTAGTCGACGTTGGCGTGCTCATTGACGACCCACGCAACCACAGTCCCGGCGCCTGGGCTGGTCTGGTTCTTGAGGTAGACCTTCGATCCGAACTGGAACTTGCCGAAGACGCGAATCCCGTTCTCTGATTTGTCAGCATCTCCAACCTGTGATGCCAAGCGTGTCAGTTCTGCGTGGAGTTGGTTCTGGTTCATAATTGCATCGGCTCCCAGTAAGCGTACTGACCGTCGAGGATCACACCGCATCCAATCAGTGGTTTATCTTTGAACTTGCGACCGTACTGAAACTGAAGTCGTTTCCAGTCCATCCCGCAACCTGTCGACAGGCCGAACATCCGCCTGTCCTCATTTGCCGCCCATCGCACACCAGCTGTTTGGTGGTAGTGCCCGATGACTGTGGAACGGCCACAGTTCACCGCCTGCTTGAGAGCTGCCTCTTTGCCGCCGTCGCCGGTCTCGCCGTGGCTGTATCTCACTCCGTCAATAAGGTGTGATCCATAACGCTCCACAACCTTCCATCCCTTGAGATCCCAGTATTCCTTCTCACTCTTCAGGATGTTGGATGGTAGCCCAGCCTCGTCGGCTCTACGCTTCGGCAACACATCATGATTGCCAAGCATCCAAGTTGCCTTGGGAAACCTCTTCTTGATCTCTGCAATCTGCTTGCGGGCCTGCTCGACTTCCTCTCTGACTCCAGGTGTCTCGGAATGCTTTCCGTGGAAGTTGATTGCGTGCCAGTCAACAAGGTCTCCGATGACGACAACCTTGTCCAAGTTCCACTGCTTGTAGATATCTGAAAGGAATTCTGGGTAATCTGGCAGCATGCCAGGGCAGTGAACGTCTCCGATCGCCAAGACTCGACTCATTACAATCCTTTGCAGCAGTTGTGCTACTTGTCAGTGTAGCATAAGTCCAGTTCTCCCTTGGATGGCAAGTTGCTGAATGTGTCGCAAAGGCGATAAACTTTCGCCTCTAGTTCCTCCAGTGTTCCGTTGTTGTCTATCCTGATGTCGCAGTCACCTGGAAGGATATCTAGGCTGGGGTCTTGCTTTGAGATGCGAATCGAAGCGTCAACCCAAATTGACAAATCTGCAAATTCCTTGGCCTTGAGGAACTCGTCACGCTTCCTGATTCCGACATAGATGTCATACTGATCAAACAACTCCCGAGACATTCGCGTCACATCTGGAGTGTTGTAGATTTCAATGGCCCTGCGCCAGTGCATGCGATTGTTGACGCGATCGGCGTAGCACTCGTCAAACGTTCGGTAGTGAATCCCGATCTTGGCCAGGTAAGGCACCACAGCCTTGCGGGCTACGAAGTGACTGCTGCTTTCGAACGTCAACCCTGTGCGGCGCCGCACAAACCCAGCAACTGTGTCTTTGCCGTGTCGCCCTGGACCCGTGATGAATAGCTTCATTTAGAAGGACTCGCTATCTTCCACAACAAGAGATTCGTGTGCCACTGCCACGCGACCTTCCGATAGCGGCCAAACTTTGTGGTAGTATTCGAGGTACTGCGTAGCCCAAATCAAATCACCAGATGACATGTCATAACACCCTAAATGGTCGGCTGTGCTTCCAGTGTCATTACTTGGTATATAAACTCGGTCGTTCGCAACCTGTACCCAGCGAAACGCTTCGTTAACGGAGCTTGTGAAATAGACTGTCTTTGAAAAGACTAAAGACCCATCGCTCGCATCTCTTACAACTGCCGTATGGTCATCGCTTGTGCTTCCAGTTTCATTGACGACATACCCGAAATAAGACTCATCTGGAGAAACTGTCAGTTCCCGCGTCGTAAATCCGTTCACGGTGTGCGACTGGTCAATGGTCCACAACTCTGCACCGTCCGACAATCGGTGGCAGTTAAACCTGCTTGCGGTTTCCGATCCAAACGTCCCCGTGAACTGCTTCGTGATTAGATTTTCGCCAGCGCCTCCACAAACACCCCAGTCGTGGACCTCTGCGTCACCTGATGAATTGGCATCAAACTGAGTCTTCCACAGCTCCACATCCGCTGACACAGTTGAAGCGGCATCCATCCGCACGAGGTAGTCGTTTCCACCATTTCTCACAATGATCACGCAATCAGCACCGATTGGGAAGCCGTAACCATACGATCTATCACTCGTCGTTGAAGTGCGACCGAGCCAGTGAGATGACTTCCCAGATGCGCTGATTGTCTGCCATTCGACAAATGCTGGGTTCGCGAAACTGTCGTACGTGTTGACCCAGCCATAGTGGCCGTTCGCTACCGTCCAAGGATCCGTGTGATTGCCTTTGGTTACATCAAACTGCAATTCTGATCCAAACGTGACCGATCCCTCAACATCAACAACTCTACCATACGGTTGCGATGGCGTGGCTGTTTGGAATTGCACGACTCCGTAATCGCCAATCAGTCGCGACCACTGATAAAGGTTTCCAGACGAGCTTTGCACATCATCAAACAGCAGCACTCCGTCAGGAGTCCAGATTTCACAGTGCGTATCTAGGCCACTTGAGGCGGCTGTACTTGACCAAAGCAGGATGATATTTCCATTTGCGTCCGTAACGCATGTGGAACGATCCACTTGCTTTTCGAACCTCTGCCACAACACTTCACCGCTAGACGAGAACACAGTCAATATAGACTGCGGTGGAGTGACATTCTTGAAATCAAAGCAACAGCAACACTTATCTGTCATGCGTTACACTCACAGCATTGACGTATCGACACAAACGTCCACGAGGCACCACCAGTTAATGTGCTCACGTCGTAGCCACCTGAAGGGTCTGTGTCAAATTCAAGAGTCAAGTCATCAGCATCTAACCGGAAGGTGATTTCACCATTGGGAAAACTATTAACGCCAGCCACCTCAGACAGGTCTCCACTTGATATTTTCGTATGGGTTTCCAGTTCCGTGATAACGTCAGTGACTGTGTCGTCCCAGTTGAACGTCATTGTCTCCTTCGACGATCCAACACCGTCAGTGACAGTGAGCGGTACGTCAAAATCTCCTCCAGTGGGATTGCCCAGCATGAGCATTTTGAAGATAGTCGAGCAACCACCACCTCCACCACCCAGACTCTGTACGTATGTGTAATTGCCACTCGTTCGCATTGCAACAAAACCAGTCCCTCCAGGATCGCACTCCCAACTGCCAGAAGCAGGACCAACTTCCTCAACTGCTGACGGTGCAGTAGAGTGCTTTACAGGCACCGGACTGATTGGATTGTAGGCCACTCCATACTCGGTACTGGCAATGTCACGATTCTCAGTGACGAGATAAACCAGTCCCGTTCCGTCAGGCTTCACAACATCGTAGACGCGGTGATCGCCACGGGCACGGTCAGCGTCGACCTGCACGAACGAACGCGCTGGTATCGTCTCGCCGGATGCGTTGTAAATCCGAACTCTAGGGGCTTTGGTGATTGCCATTTACGGTCTCACCTGATTGGAAATTTCACGGTCACGCTGCACAGTGCTCTGTTCCTGCTCCTTAGCAAAGAACATGGCAGCGTCAAATTTCTCCCGACTTCGCATGACACCCATCTCTGGTTCGCTGTTCTGGGCCACTGTTGTGTTGGCACCAGTTCTGCGACTTATGCGATAACCGACTTGCCGGTTGAGACCATCGACATCGCCCGCAACAATACCCATGTACCTGACTTGATTCGCAGAATAGCTAGCAAATTCCGGCAGATGGGCAGTAATCACATTGTTGATGGCTGTGTCCACGGTCGTCTTGTTGTCCGAAATTGAGTCAACAGTTGTGGGAGTTCCAGAAGTGTAACTTGCTTTGATCACCCTGACAATGTCATTTCGTGTTTTTACATAAGTTCCTGTGCCGCCGAGAGACTGAGTGTTAAAATACCGATAAGCCTGTCCCGTCGTTGCACTGTGGACACTGAATGACGTGCAAAGATAAAGCTCAGCCTCCTCGACTTCGCCAGCTGTTGCGCTCTCTTTCCACACGGGATTGTCAAACAACACCAAACCCTGCTCGGGATAGATTGTGAAGCCACCTGTGTAGCGCGTGTTTGCAGAACTGTTACCGATGATCTCTTCGTCTTCATCGACGTTGTACTTAAACACACCCTCGACATAGGCTGGCTTGCGACGAAGGACTCCGCCAGCGTCAGTGTAAGTTTCAGCAAGAACCTTGTTCACAGGGTAGATTTGCTCGATCGCGTCAACTGTGTCGCCATCACCAGGTGCGGTTTCCAAATCAGGGTCGTCGTACCCAGGGATTACCAAGTCGTCAGTTGACGTGTTAGTGATTTTGTACAGCTTAAAGACGTATTTTCTAGCAAGTGCCCGAACGTCCTCGTCTGTTTCTTCCGGGAGTAACTCTTCTGGGTTCGTGTCTTCCCAGCCACCAGTGGGTTCGAAGCTCAGGTCTGCGATTGGCTTGAGTTCGTCATCTGTGTCGTATCCATACGCTTCCAGCTTCAGCTTGCACTGGAATATGACAGGTGCTGTGTACACCTTGAATGTCTCTGGAACCTCACCGATGTCAACGCCAAACGACACAGACTGCGCAAATGTCGATGGCAGTGAAGCGCCTTCTCCGAGCACCACAATCTTGGCTGTGTTTGTGCTGTGTTTCAGAACGACATCGCAGCCACGGTCCTTGCACAGCCTCTGGAGTTCAGCGGCGGCATTGGCACCAGTCCAGTCCACAGCAGGCCGATCATCAGTGTTGTTGGGTAGGTCGCTAACGTCGAAACTGCTCTCACCCATAGCCTGAAACAGCAACGTCGCCAGTTGCTGAGGCGTCTTTTCATACCCAGGGACAAGGCTTCCGTCAGGCTCGCGGAAGTTGTAACGCCCATTGATTTCGCTGAATCGCCACCACACTCTGCGATCCAGAATTCTAGCTTCGGTAATGTAACCGTTTTCTGTGTTGGCTGAGATTGATGTGAAGTCAAGGTGAGCGTTCGTCCACTGAACAACCTCTGCGCCCTGCTGCCACACAAGGTTTCCGTTGGCATTCGGCGTAGAGGCTTGCGGTAGAAACCGGACAATAGCCACGTCCGGCGTCACACCTGGTGTGCTCGTTCCGAAGCAGTCGGTGATCTGGTTAATCCCAGGATATGTGGCGAGTGGGTATTCCATCTTAGAATATCGGTGTTGCTGGTGAGCCGAGCGCCAACCCGAACGGCGCTTCGTAGTGGTAGACCCAACTGATTGGGTAGTGCGTGAACTGGTTCACGTTCCAGTTGATCGGATCGCCAAGCGTACGCCGCGACTGCTTCGTTCGAAGGTACACAGACGGATAGGCCAATCCTGGAAAGTTCGGGTATGAGCTGAAACCAACAGCACGGCCAACTTGTTGGAACACCTGCTTTGTGTACTGGGCCGTTTGCTGCTGCTGAGGAAACCCGGTCAACGCCTCTTGGACGACAAAGTCGAATCCACCCGAACTCAGCTCCACAATCTGCTGTGACCAATAAATAAGATTTGACTCAACGTCGGCAGTGTCCCATTCAAACACAATCTCATAGGTGCGTGCATTGACGTACTCAGTACGAGCGCCCCAGACTCCAGGTAGACCTGGCGGATAGTTCACACCACCCACGGCACGGATTCCGTTGAGTGTGTTCGATTCCGTGTAGGCATGAACGGTGTTGTTTCCGTCATTATCTTTGAAGATGAGGTCTCCACCTTGCCCGACAGCGAACTCCAACTCTTGCAGCGCGATCGTCAGGTCAGCAGCTGTTGACCGCTGCTTAACACCTCGCACCTTCATCTGGTGACGCATCCGCTCTCGGCGGTTCGTCTTGCTGAGGATGAGCTTCTTGTTGTAAGAAAACTGAATCTCGTTGTCGTCAAACGGGTATCCGCCCAAGTACAGTCTCATCTGGCGTGCCTCCTATCCATCACGAGCATCGCTTCCCTAATCTGTTCTTGGACGTCGTCAGCCACCTTCCCGTACATTTGCGCAAACCCATTCTGTATCTCCTCGGAAAGTCGCTTAGAGATGGCATCGGATTGCTTCGTGATTACGCTGGAGAAGTCTGGTTCTGGATCTCGCTTGATTGGCTCAACATCAAACGGATTCGCCTCTTCTCCAGCGGATGTGTCCCACGAGAAGGTGGCTGACTCTAACCCTGGTTCTTGCTCCACGTTAAATGTGGAACTTGTTTCTGGTGGACCTGTATCTTCACGCGCAAAGCCCTCAGACTGTGGAGCATCCTCAGGCTCACTGGAGAACTCGTTGGCATCCTCAAATTTTACTACACGCGTAGTAAACTCGGACGACCGTGGTTCCTCTACTCCTCGATCAGGTCGAAGTGCCTTCGCCTCGGGTGGCGTTGATTCCTCTCGAACTGGTTGTGTTGCCTCTGGTGCAACTTGCGTATCTGATGCGGGTGTCTCCGCTTCAGGAACAGTTTCGAGTGGCTGGGGTACAAAAGAGGGTTGAACTGGAAACTCGGCTTGCTCTCGGTCCACGACTGGCGCTGATTCGAAATCCTGTCTCGCAGGCTCGACCACACTTGGCTGTGGAGCCTCTTCGCTGCTCTCAGGCAGCATAGGACTAGACTCGCCAACCACTTCCATGTTTTCAACAGGTTGCGGCTGAGACTCTGGAGTATCAAGCTCAGGTGTTTCAAACCTCTCCCCTTCCTGCTCGGGCTGCACTTCAACTGGCTCTGGCTGCGCAGGTTCGCTAGCAGACCAAGGAAACAGTTGCGTCTCCTTGAACTTTCCCGCGACAGCCTTGGCTTCGGCCATCACTTGCTCGATGACATCTTGGATTTCCTCTGGCATTCTTCGATGACTTGGTTAATGATTCTTGCGTTTCGCTTCACAATCGGATCGTTCGGAAACTGACCAGTGGCACGACATGTCATATGATGCTCGAACGCTTGGCGGTTCTTGTCGTTGAGTCTCTTTTCCTGCTTCCAGTGACCAACAGGACAGTTGACTCCCTTGTCGCATGGTGCTGCGCCATCTCGTTTGAGGTACTCATCACCCCTCTTGCAGAACTCACCGTCATGGATATCGAACCACCAATACTTGCAGTCTGCACATGAGACCTGATCAAGGTGCGGATACCGAATTGCTAAGCGTGAACCATCACGCAAGTTCTTCTCGTCAGCAAGTTCCTGCTCCCTGGAGCCAGCAATCAGCCTGAAGATCGCAGCGAGGTTGTTCTTCAACGGCTCGAATATGCAAGGCCACACAACATGGGCGATGACCACTTCGGCAATGAAATCTTTCTGCATCTCACGAGGCAACGACTGAGCAATCTTCCCGACGCCAACAGCCTCTGAGTAGACCATTGGACGGTACAGAAAGACTGTGTCGCCAACCTCCGCTCGCTGCGTGTAGCCATCGTGAATCAACTCCATCTGTCACCTCTACGCGGTTACATCATTCGTGATCGTCATCGGGTAGTTGGACGAGTCGCCAAATGCCTCAAAGAACATCTTGTTGCGAATCTCCTCCTTGCCCATGACGCTAGGCAACTTGGCCTGCGGTAGCTTCAAGTTGCTGTACGTCAATGTCGTTGACTTCGTTCCTGATGCGAATGCGAATGAACCCGAGTACCCTGCCGTAGACGCAGTCGTCGGGCCTGTGGTTTCGCCAGTAAAGGCAGACAGGAGTGCCACCTCGTCAGATGTCCATGGAGTGTCAACACCCAGGAACATGTTAATGTCCGTAGGACGAATGGACGTTGGAAGCTGAGAGTTGTTGTGCTGCACAGCCAGGGCGTAGTCGATCACGGCGACCATCGACTGACATTCCTTCGATGCGCTGTTCAACGTGAGCGTTCCGTCTGAGAACGTGTACGGGGCAGTTGTTGGTGTTGTCAGTGAGTCGCCCATTTCGGAAGCGCCGTCAGCACGGGAGATGTTGTCAAAGACAACCTGCATTTCCAGCGCCCAAGGCTTGGCGCCCTTCTGAGCACGCAAGATCACTTTGTCGCACAACCCGTTGCTGTATGTCGTGACATCCGCCTCCTTGTACCATTCAAGGTCGAAGCTGGTCAGGGACGAGAAGTCGTCTCCTGGAGTCCAGACGTCTGTCGATTCTGAGAAGTTCCACAGTGGCAGCAGGGCGTCCAGTTCCTCTGGAGTTGGCTGCATGGTAATGTGCAAGCGAGGAACGATAATGCCAGCTCGAACGCGATCTTTATTGCGGCTGTAGTAGCTTCCGCAGATCGATTCAGCACTGCCATCAACGTGGTAGTAAACAGTCTTGTCTTCGATTGACACGTAGCAGAACTTAGTGCTGCCGATTGAGATTGTTGACTTGGCCCCTTGGCTCATTCCAGCCATAACTATGCCCTCCCGTTTTCATTGCGAGCGATACGTGTCACAGCAATGAGTGGAATTAGAAATATGCAGTTCTTGTGACGCCTGACCTGCCTGGAATCAGCCCATTCCATGCTGGGAATCAAAACCTGATTGCAGTATCCAGTTGAGTCGTACTGTTCCAGTCGCAGATCATTGTGTGAAAAGTAGGACCGAATGTTTTCTTCCCACTTAGTCCAACTCTTGAGTTGCTTATCACTCAACCTTGTGTTGCACTTGTCAATAATCTGGATGATCGCTCCGTACTGAACGTCGTCATTGTGGAGGTCTCCGCTATCGACAGGGATATTCACCTGCTGAATCGGACTGATCACAACACCAGGTGTTTCTTCACCGTTGTCCCACGAACTCATCCCGTCAACGAACGGCTGGTGACGCAACACAATCTTCTTGTCGGTGATGCTGGCGTAACCGTCTTCACCGCGTGTATTGATTCGCTGTGAAATCTGATTCTTGATTTCGTTCAAGATGTTGTAGTAGGCACTCAAGTCCACTCTCCCAACTGGAGGTTGTGGCTACCTTCCCACCATTGCAGGCCACGCTTGCGGCGACCGAACGGGTCAATCACACGCGAGTCGGCGGCCTTAGCCTGCCTGAGTGCCATGCCGTATTGAGCGAGGCGATCCTTATGGTCCTCATGACCAATCATGCGTGCGTACTTCGCCTCGGATAGAATCTTGAGCGGTTCCAGCATCACAATTGGTTCGATGTCCAATGGGTCGCTAATCGTGTATCCGTTGCCTGAGTAAGTTCCACTCAGCGCCGCGTCGATTGTCAACGATGTGGTGCTGGCAACCGCTGTGATGATTGCCTGCTCTGCGTACGGTTGGTAATTCTCGTTTGATCCAATCAACCCAGATGGAGCGTCGTCTGTGTCGGAGAAGCGAATCACACAACCGATCATGCGATCGCTGAATGCGGTTCCTGTACCAGTGACGGTAGTACCAGACACTGCCACGCTGCCATCTGAGTATTCAGGCTCTTGAGCGAACGGCTTGATAGGCCGTGGCTGTGCCTTGTACACGTAGTCGAACAGACGCGACTGGTCGCTCACTGGCGAGAACTCAAACACCATCTGAGCATAGGCGTCGTCGGCGCTGCGAACTGTGTAGACACGCGGTTCGTCAAAGCTAATGACGGCATTGGAATCCCAAGCCTGCAATTCGTGCGGATGCACGTAGGATGGATTCCAGAATCGCTCGGATAATTGCCATGGTTGCGACCCCGTGCGAAAATCGGCAGGTGCTGGATACTGCTGCCGGAACAACTTATAGCTCGTGCCAGCAGCGATGTCAGATCCAGGATTCGTGTCCTCTCGCAGCGTCACAACAGTAGAAGACTTACGCTCGGCAATCTCGTAGACTTCCTCGTCGATCTCGACTTTGTAGTAACGCGCATCAGATGGCCACGTTGCACCGGACAGAGTCAGCTCTCTCTCATACGTTCCACCAGTGTGATCGTAGGCGATCGTCCCGGTAGTTTGCGGAGCCTCGATTCGGACTTGCGATCGTCGGTTCAGGTACGACCAATCGTGCTGTGATGCCAACTCGCGATATGCGTCTCGGCATGCCTGCATGGCTTGCCGGTACGCACGATCACCAGCGGAGAACTGATCATCATCGAACGCATTCACGACATGATCGAACAGGTCACGGAATGTTAAGAGTTCCGATTCCGTGTTATATTCCGGTCGTGTCCATGTTCGTCGAGTCACGTCAATCCTTCGTAACGACAGTTACTGATGGTGTCCCTGATGCAACAACCAAGACAACGTACTCGCACGCCTCAAGAGAAGACGGCACAGCCTTAGACTCACCATCTGGAATGGTCAAGTCGCTTGCGTCACCGGCATCCCAGGTCGTCTTAGTTGACGACAGATTGTTCGCCTCGTAAAAGGAAACCACAATCTGACCGCCAGACTTGTTGCCAATGCGAGCAGTGCGCTTCATCTTGAAGCCCGCAGAAGTCGCCACAACATTAGTCAACGAAAGCGTGTACTTCGCAACCCCAGCGTCACTTAGTCCCATTGGTACTCACCTTCTTTGTGGTCTTCTTGGTCGTGGTTGTCTTGGCACTCTCCAACGCCTCGACTCTCTTGATAAGATCTTCGAGTACGGCTGCGTCGTGCTTGCCAAGAACGCTTTCAGCTTTCTTGAGCATGGTCGCTCCTCGGTTAATTACGCGGCGTGTGTCATGGCTGCTGACGTTCCAATCACTTTGCCAGTTGGGCCAAACGCGATCAGGTAGCTCGTGCCAGCCCCAGTCAGCGTGAAGTCCACGTCGGCATCACCGTCGGCTTCTGTGATCACGACCAGGAGCTTGTCAGCGACAAGCTCAAGTACGTCGCCATCGGTTCCGGCTGCGATGGTGTAATCCTCCGCAGTCTGGAAGGCGTCACCATTGGCGTCAGCAAACAGCCCGACGAAGAAGATGCACCGCTCAGCGATGTCATTCCCTTCAACGTCAGATGCCTGCATGGCGACGTTGATCACGTTGGAACCGTCTTCGGTTCCTACGGTGAATGCGACAGAGTCGACACCATTGACCAACGAGATCAACTGGTTGCCGATGATGCGTCCAAGCCGAGGATCATGTGTGATGTCCTTCATGCGCTTGACAACGTTGTCAGTTTTGATAGCTGCCATCTATTTCTCCTTTGCCGAGTGTTTTTCGATGATGGACTCTCGAAGTTCTCGCCGATTTTTGGCGATTAAGTCTGGGTTTTCCTTGATGGCCTGCTCCATGTTCCGCTCCACAATTCTGGGGTGAACCTTGTGAACAGGCTTTTTGTCGTCTCGAATCTCTTCCGTGTAGTCGCAACTCACAGGGCCGAGAATCTTGGCCTTACGCTTCTTGGCAATTGCGTGGACTCGGCTGGAATAGTCGCCATGCCCAACCAATGCTTCTGGGTCGCCAGTGAACCTTGCCAGTCCAGGCTTGTACACATCATCCGGGTTCACGGTCCCGCCGTTTTCGATGATCTTGCCGCAGATGTACTCGCGACGGTCGTCTGGCAAGTCCTTGATCTTCTGCTGGCCAGACATCAGGACATCGTCCGTCAGGCAGCGTGGAGGCTGGCGATTGGCCAGCATGTGAGCCATCACAATCGTGTTGCGCTTACGCAGATCGTGATACCACTCCTGCTTCCACTCAGGCCACGTCTCGACCTCAGCTTCGATCATCTTGCGGCGAACGCTACTGATTCTCATTCAGCCTGCTCCTTCAGTGCCCGACTTTGATTCATCATGGCCCCCTTCATCGCAAACTGTGCAGCACTCTGTGCCATGTCCTGGCGATGCTTCTCCTGCTTCTGCAACAATTCCAACTCACCCTTAGCCCTATCGAACTGGAACTGAAGTTGTTCCTTCGGTGGCTCCAGCCCAACCTTCTTAGCCTCGGCTGCTGTCTTCTCTGCTTCAGCGGCAGACTTGGCAGCATCGGCTGTCTTCTTGTGAGCCTCAGCGCCCTTGAGTTCCATCTCCAGCTGCTGCATCATCATTTCGAGCTGCTGGATCTGCGGATCAGGCGGTGGCGGCTGGAAGGCTGGGATGTTACCCCAGTCCTCGCCACGTTGATTCATTGCGTCTTGCATCGACTTCACGAACGCACGCAGTGGCTCCACACCCTCTTCGTCGCCACGCAATGCTGCTACCTGTTGCAACATCGGAATCATCGTCTGCTGCAAACTAGACAGTGACTGGAAGTAGGCTTCCTTGTTTGGCCGCTTCACATCTGAGGCTTCGACCGTGCATGTCATCTCGCGAGTGACAATCTCTGGGTCTTCGCTGTAGATGTAGGTGTCCCATAGGTAGGCGCCCATCGGGCCAAGCAACACATCGATGTCGCTGCCACGCAACTCGAATGTGGCAAGCAGGCGCTCCAGTTCAGCACACTCCGTCATCCATGCTGCCACGTCCCTGGCCATCTTCTCGGGACGGATGCTTGCGGCTTCCTGCTTCGCTGCCGTGGTGCGTGCTGACCTGTCCTGAGTCGACTGTGTCGCGTACATGAACTCGACCAAGCCAGTCCGCTTGTCGAACATGTTACTGACGTAACTGATCGCGTCCCAGATGTCCTTGTTCATTCCCGGCTTGTTGAGGTACTGGACCACGTTATTGATCGAGTTGTTGACCTCGTCTAGTGGTATGTAGACGTTGCCCACTCCACTGTTAAACGCAGACTCGATCTCTTTGGACGCCGATTTCAGATAGGCAACCACTTGACGTCGGTTCTCGTAGCAGTTCTCAACCGCTGCCGACACCAGAATGTTCAACGTCATCAGCTCGCCCAGTGCTGTCGACAGCAGGGCTACCGGATAAGCTGATTGTGTATTGATGTTGAAGTCGAGGACGCCAACTGGCCACCTGTCATCCAGATAACTTGGGAATGGCCACGCAAACCGCAAGGCGATGTCGTCGTCTGACTCTTCCTCGATGGCGTTCGGTGGTGCGTTCAGGAAATACTCAACGCCAACTGCCACACAAACATAGGTGTACTTGCCAAGAAGTTCCTCCAGATCCTTGTCCAGAGTGCTATCCATCCCCTTGTGGTGCGTTCCAATACCACCCTTCGACCAGATCTCGTACCAAACGATCAGGTCGTTCGTCTTGCCGTTAATACGGTCGCTGTTACTGCCGTTCTCGACGCGAGACTTGTTGCTCTCAGCTGTGCCCTTTTCCTTCAGAGCACCACGTTCAAGGCTGAAGCGGTCCTCGACATCCTCGACGGTGTCAACGTGACGACGTGCGATCCAAGATGCGTTGCGCAGGTATGGATCATTGCAGTCAGGATCGATGAAGAAGTTTTCGTTACGCTCCCGAAACAGACCGGTCAATCTCCTTGTGGAGCCTGGCATTTCGTAGGTTTCAGGGAACAGCAACCCACGGCCTTCGATCAGTGCATCCTGAATCGCAGTAGCCGCTTCCACGGCCAGTCGCTGTCGCTGCTCACGCTGACTGTAGTTCAGGTATCGCCCCATCAACTCAGAGCGAACCTCAGCCACCTTGCTCTGCGTGATCTGCTGATCCATCAATTGACCGAGAAATTGGGCCTGCATCGGGTCAGTTTGACCAATGCGGTCAATGAACTCAGTGTCGATCTCGATTGGCTCGTACGGCTGCACATGTCGGTTGGGGTAGTCCCAGAACAGGTAAGGGCCGTAGATCGCAACCAGCTCGTAAGCTTTGTTAATCGTGATCTTGAACATGGGATCACCGATACCATCGGTGCCATACTCCTCAGACCAGTCCTTACCCCACATGAAGCCGCAGCCGCCGTCGTAGAACGAGCGGCACTGCTTAGCAATCTGCATGAACCGTTCACGAGCAGAGTTCTTGCGCGAACTCTCTATGTGGCCAAGCCAATTCTTGGTCATTCGCTGCTGGAATCGCTCCATGACGGTCAGTTCAGACAACCTATTGAGCCTCCCTCCAGGCACCATACTCACTGCGCTGGCTTGGGCTCTCGTCAAAATCTGGGTCGTCCACGTGGCGAATTAGGCCGTCGACCGGGAACAAGCCAGATGTCTCGGGGCGGATCGTTGCCAGCACACACAGGTTGCCAGGTTTCTGGGCCACGACAATCGCAGCAATGGGTGTGTCGTCCTCAGTGCCATTGGGCAGGTACTGAACGAATCGTGGGAAAACGGGGTTGGTTTTGTCTTTAGCCATAGATTGCACTTATGCGAATTGCTTTGGTCCTAAGTTGATGGATCTGGAACTCTTTTCTTGGCCCTTGTCGAACAATCCCCTCAACCATTCTTTTACGTCATCGAGCGGATTTATAGCAACACGATATTTCTCAGCGGGAACGTATTTCGGCTTGGATGCGATCCAGTATTCCAAGCACTGTCGCAGGTCGTTCTTCTCTCGTGGATGTTCCTTGTTCGTAATGAAGTCTCCGATCACCTGAAAACGATTCTCGGACATCTGGCGACACAAGTGAGGGCAACGTTCCTTGACGATTCTCAGGCGTGGCAGGCTGTTCGACTGCAACTGCATCACACTCTCTACCATCATCTTGCGGATTTGAAACTCAGGATTGCCAACATGGAACCCGCTGGCATCGCCAAGTAGAGCCGGTTCAATTCCATACTTGTCGAACTTGTCACGGTAGTTGGTCGCAACAGAGATGCTGAAACCCTCTGGGACACGACGACCTGCCTGGTTGTCGATAATCATCCGGTACAACTGTGTAGCATCCGGCAAAGCCTGCATCACAGCTAGGGCTGTGTCATCCGCATTCATGCGACCTTCGTAGATCTCCTTGTAGATAACCAGAGGCGGTTCTATCTGGTCCATCCACAGTTCTGGAGGCGGCACAGCGCAGAGCAGCAAGCCAGGCTTCTGCGTACCTGGGTCGAGGACCAACTCGTGAGTCCATGTATTCGGCGGCACACCGTTGTTTTCTCGCAACACCTTGGCAATCTTGTCGTCGAGATTCTGATCGAACGGCACAGCACAGTGTACGTCGGTGTCGAAGAACGGGTAAATCTTGGAATCGCTATCCAGGAACAGGCCGTGGTTACGACGTGCCCACTCCTCATCGCTCAGCCTCTCTCTGGCCTTGCGAACCTCGTCACGTGGAATGTACGGATTACCCTCGAATGTGAAGCTGTACACACTCGTGTCTACATGGTCGCGAATGCCGCGCTCCACTTCGAGAGCCTGCTCCTCGGCACGGTCCCGAATCTCAATCAGCTTCTCGTTCTTTTTGTTCGGATAGCTCGACCAGAAGATACGGCCCCGCTCGTCAGCCAGACGCATTAACCATTCAGTGTAGTGGTCGGGGTTCTCGATTGCCTCATCGATCCACACCACATCTACAGGTTCACCCTGACGAGGCTCTTTCGCCGTTGACGGGAAACACCAGATCTCAGCCTTGCCCGGCAATAGCACGTGTGTGATTTCATTCTTAGCCTTGCTATGAAAGGCCATCGACTTTGGGTCAATCTCATGCGGCGGGATCAGCGGAAATGATCCGCGACACTCATCTCTACGATCGGCGTCATCTTCTATCCAAGGCTGAAACGCACGCCACTTCCCTGTATCCTTGTCTTTGATGCGCTTGTAAACTCCAGACCGAAACAGCAAGCGGTAGATGGTCGAGAAGTGCTCAATCTTTAGGCCAATCACCCACATCTGAAGCAGGCGGTCTTTCTGGTGTGGCAGGCGAGTCTCGATTTTCTCACCATTCCACGCCGTAATCGGCTTATCCCTGGCAATGGACGCGAACAGAGTTGCGGCACACATACTCTTTCCTGAGCGATTCCCGCCACTTACCAAACACTCCGAAGCCTTGTCCTTGAACAACCCTACCTGATCAGGGAAGCCATCACTCATGTCAGGACTCAGCGCACGGAACATGTCCAAGCCATCGCGGGAGCGATAGACAAGCTCGGCAGCGGCCCGCCTAGCTCGATCAATCTGAGTCTGATTCGCTTCCATCGACCTCAATTAGTTTCTGAGCCTCTTCCGTGATCATCGTGTAGAAGTAATCTGGGTCTTCACGCTTGAGGTTCTCGATGACCATGCGACCGATCTTGTCGTCGTTCTTCAGCCACTCCATGACCAGCGGAGCTAAGATTGCCTTCTGCTCCTCCGGTGGAAGATTCGTTACACCTGCGTCCACTTCGAGCCTATCCTTCTCTTGAACCATCGACGTGAGATACTTCGCCCAGTGCAGGCGCAGCTTCTGGATGCCTTCCTTGTACTTGGCGCCTTGCCCAGACAGATCTTCATTCATGATCTGCTTGAACTTCTCGCCAAGCTGTTTGCCAAACTCCTCAGCACCACCAAGTTCCTTGAACGTGATGTTGACAATGTTCTTAAGGTTGACTTCGTCGCCAACCGAAACGTCGTGTTCAATCAGTTCATTCATGGCAAAATAAAAGGCCAGCGACACATTGCCGTCTGGCCCTAACTATGAGGATCAAGTTGTTACAACGGCTACTTGCCTTTGGTGGCCAGTTTGTTCTTGCCGCTGACGTTGTTGACGGATTGCTTAGGCAGCTTGCAGTCGCTGCACTTCTTGCCCTTGTCCATTTATTACCCCACGCTTTCGAAGTTGACGAGAGCCTTCTTGGCGGCACCGGCGACAGCACCAATGGCCTCGATCATGATGCCGTAGATACGGTTCGTTCCGGCAGCACCGTCTGAGACATACCCGGTAGCTCCGGTCGTGAACTCTTCGCCAGCAGCAACGTCGTCGCCACCGTCAGAGAGCACGTAAGCTGGACCCTTGCGAATCAGCCAGAAGTTGTCTCCGACAGCGTAACCGCCACTAGGGGCGTTCCAAGGAACAACCCCCGCAGCGATGGCCCCTGCCCCACATTCGCCCTCAACCGCATGGCCTGGCCCGCCTGTGAGTCCGGTAACGTCAGTGTTCCAAGTGACGATCTCGCCAGCAGTCAGAGCACCGGCAGAGCGGTTCTTGACAGCCACGGCTTTGATGATGCCACGGTGCCAGAGAGACTTGCCCTCACCGGCAGTGGACGTGTCGATCGCTTGGAACTCTCGCTCAGTACCGAGCATGTCATCTGTGATGCCGTCTGAGTCGTTGATTAAGTCAGTATGGTTGACTGGTGATGTTGCCATCTATCTGATCTCCTGATTAGGCGACTTCTTCGTAATTGCCAAGGAAGCGTGGTTGCAGGCGGTAGTTGCCAGCACAGATGGAGACCATCAAGTACGCCTGATCTGGCGTGCTCCACACTGGGCCTTCCACGTCGTAAAGTTGTGCGTTTGGAGTGAAGAACTCCATTTGTTCTGGGCAGACGTAGTAACCGCTAGACGATGGAACGTCGTAGTCGGGAGTCACCCAGGTTCCGTCAAAGTTGAACACGTTGTCGCGGAATCCAAGTTCCTGTGCTTCGAGAGGAACCATGATTTCCTGACGAGGTCGGAAGAACGCCTCGAATGAGTTGAAGTAGTCGCTCGCCAGCAAGTGGACGTATGGAGAATTGGTTCGCATCTCCTTGCCAACTCGGTGGTCTTGAGCGTTCTTCATGTACTGCATGACCTCTTCGCAGTTATCAGCGAAGGCGGTCCCGTTCGACCAGCTCGTAGAGGTCGTATTGAGAATCAGCGGACTGATGTAGTCGTACTGAGCATCACCCTGACCGAAAGGCCAGTCTGTGGCTGCGTTGGCGTTTGGCGATGTTGCCAAGTCGCTTGACCAACTTGATGCCACAGCACCAAGAGCAGTGCTCAACCCGCCGTAGGTATCACTTGGCTGAGCGACCTTGTCGGCGGCGACGGTTGTGCCAGTGCCCATGCAAGAGTCGATCCCGTGGAACCAACTCGTGTTTGTGTAGCCGTCATTAAAGAACTTCGAGCAAAAAGTGTTCTTCATGGACATCGCAAGGTCTTCTTGCTTCTTGTCCATCAGGCTCACGATCTGAAGTTCAGTCGCAGAGTTCTGCTGAGCTTCATGATAGCTGAGCGATTCAGTGCCGAGGAAGTAGCGAGGCTCGATTGTCAACTGCTTACGGTTCTGAGAAGCACCGAAGCGGATGTCCTGCCGATTCGTGAACGGCGAGGTCGTCGGATTCTTGTACTTGACAGTCCAGACGCTGGAGTGTCCGATATTGGCGTTGTATTCGATAACGCCGTATTTCTCCATAAGAGCCAGCACAACGCGATTCCGCATTGTGAGGTCGGACTCTTCCTTGAAATACTTGGGCGCTGTCGTGTTGACCACTGACAGAGCCGCAGTAACTGTTGATGGAAGAACGGTTGCCATTTATTGCCCCTTACTGTTGCTTGGCGATTGCTTCTTTGTAAAGCTCGATACCACGGCCCTTGCGGTTAGTGGTCGGCGTGGAAATCTCTGGAACCTCGCGGCCAGGAAGATTCTGGATTCGATTGACTGGAGCGTTTCCGTTTGCCCGTTGACGCTTCAGAAAGTTCTGCTTCTTGTCGCCTGAATCTTGGACTGGTTCCGGTTCAGGCTCTGGCTTCTTTGCGGCGGCAACGGCCCTTTCGGCGTAAGCCTTCGCTGCATCAAAGATCTTCTGAGGATCTTGAAGGCCAGCTTCTGAGAGATACTTGGCGTGCTCGTTGAACGCCTCAGAGTAGGGAGTCATCACTGGCTTGCCGTTCTCGCCATATTTCCACTGGCCGTTCTCAAATGCGTAGAACTTGGCTGGGTTCTCGTTCGCCTCTTTGGCGACCAAGTCCATGACGGTGATTTCCTGCTGAGGATCGGATGGCTGGCTAGCACCCAGCTTGTCTTCGATCATCTTGGAAATCTCATCCATGATGCTCTTGCGAAGCTCGTATGCGTTCTGCTTCACAATTGGTTCAGCGCCCTTCTGGATCAACTCCCAAGGATTCTGAAACAACTTGTTGCTGAAGTTCTGGCGAGCCATGTAGTGCTTGTTCACCTCTTCGGCAAACGGTGCCAGGTGTGGCTCTTTGGCTGTCCAGATCTTTGTCTCGGGATCTTGATACACCCAACCGCGACTGACCATGTCCTGTGCGTAGTCGCTCAGTTTTGGGATGTCAGCGATCTTGCGGATCTCTGGGTCAATCTCGAACGTGGGCTCTTGAGGCTCCACATTTTCTTTTGGCTCTGGAGCAGGAGTCGGCTCAGGCTGCGGTGCGGCTTGTTGCTTCTGCTGCAACAGTGCCAACTGCTGTCGGAGTTCTTCCGCTTCTTGCTGATATTTCAGTCCCTTGTCAAACTGATCGAAGAACTCGTCTTCGGTGACATCCTCTGGGACTTCGTAGCGCTTGCGAACAGCCTCCATAATGGATGGTTGGTGCTCGGCAGGTGGAGCCTGTTGTGGCTCAACACCAGCTTGCGGATTTGGATCTGTAGGAGGTTGCATATCTGCCATACTGTCATGTTCCGAAAAATACGCGATTTATAGCAATAACATTTCTTGGCTATTTCCGCATTTTTTTAATTTTGGTCTTGATTTCTTATCCACGGTTGTCCGTTAAAAGCTCGATCTTGCTGATTTCGCAGATCACGGCTGAACCGGAAGCAGCATCGTTGAGTGCGACGTCAATCTGAATATCGAACGAATCTCCAGCAGACACGCCTGTTGATGTGATCGCGAACGTGTAGTTTGCCCAACTTGTTGTCAGCGTCTGTGCCGCTGTGGTGCATTTGTCAGATCCGCTGACTGCTCCATCGCCATCCTCCAAGAAGGCGAGGACGTCGATCGTTTTCGATGTGTCAGCGTCGTTCTGGAGACGGGCACGGATGCGGATTGAGATGTCTTCTTCGTCGTCGTAGTTAGCCGGTATGTCAGCTTGAAACCTGCACGACTGCGTTCCAGACGTTGTTTTGAAGTCAGCTGTCTTAACCATCGGCGTAGCGGTGCCGTGCGTCCCACCAACTAGAGACAGGAACGAGTCTCCAGTTGTGGTTGAATCTGGCAGCACGTCATCGTACGTACCGTCAGTCTTTCGCAGATCTGTGAGCTTGATGCGTGTGATCGCCGCCGACTTCTGAGCAATCTTCGAGATTGGAATCTGCGTTCCAGAGCTTAGAACATTTTGGTCTAACGATCCGTCAGCAATCGTAAACGTACCTGAAATCTCTGCTGCCATGCTATACTACCCCTTGTGTTGGTCGCATTACTGCAACATACCACGGGAACTGGAATTTATGGCAAGAGCGAATCGCAGAGAGTGCCCTCTGTGTGGCAAAATTCGATACCAGGCTAGCTACGTCAAGTCGCACGGGCACTGTAGTGTCTGCGAAGATGAGTACCGAAGACGCAATGAGGGATACCGAAAATTCAACTTCGGCACACGCATAGGCATGCTCATCGCATCAGACAAGGATGCCAAGGCAATGGCTCAGTGGTGCGCTGCAACGCTTGACATGATTGGCGGGCCGGAAGCATTGCCGAGAATTCTAAGCGAGTACATCAACGATACAAATCAAGACCATGTTCGAGTATTACGCGGTGACATGGCACGTCGCATCAGGCAAACAGAACTGGCATGGATCATGGTTAAAACTTTGACATGCTTGGAAGAACTGGCCAGCCGCGAACAAAGAATCAAGGAAGTCGCCAGCAAGCCAGTCAAGGAAATGTCCAAACAAGAACTGCTCGATGCTATCTCTGAAGTCGCGATACCGATTATCGAAGACAATCCGCAGGTTGCGGTGAAGTGCCTGGAGTCGGCGGGATACAAGGTGACGCTGGAGAAGAAGTGATTTTACTACACGTGTAGTAAAATCCTAACTGTCAGCACCTGTTGCGTACTTCACGTCAACGATTCCATGGGCGTAGACCTTGCTATCTGACGTGTCTCGCAAGGACCAGTAAAGCTCACGGACAGTTTTCGTGACGCTAGAGTTATTGGTGAATGTGATTTGATTGTTGGATGCGCCGCTTACGGATGGCGTCACAGTTTGGATGTCTGCACGGTTCTGTCGTGACTCGATCACGACCTGTGGTGTAATACCGCTGAGGTCAACAGCAGCGTTGTCGGCATCTGTGATCGCTATGGTCTGGGACGTGACTTCGCCAACGAAGTACGTGATTGTCGTACCGTTGACTCGCTGTGGTGCCGTGGCCTGGAGAGGGGCGACTGTGACGTTGAGGTTGACTATTGGATCGTTCGTAACTTCAAACGTGTCTGTAGTAGCCGTCAACCGCACGAACCCGCTAGCGTACGGAACAGCACCGATGTACACCTTGGACCGGTATGTGCCAGCAGCAACATCTGTGAACTCTGCCTCGTATGTTCCCAGATCCGTGGCGCGTTCTGTCGCTGACACTGAATCCACAATCGCATCGGAGTCGAGCGAGCATAATTTCAGTGTCAACGTCTTGCCGGTCTGGTACGCAAAGGTAACGGTTTGGGTTGCCATTACTCATTTCCATCGATAACAGTAATTGCAGCGTCGGCTTGGTCGACGCTAGAGTCAACTGTGGATTCAGCCTGAGTGCGAGCCAGTTTCTTGGCTCGGTTACGCAGCAACAACTCGCTGCGTAGTCGCCAACCTACCGTGGCATTCCACGGTTTGCTTGTTGGGTTGGGGATCGTTTCAGGGTTCTGTTCGGAAACGGGTTGCTCGGCATCGAAGTTTGGATTAGGCACTGTCTCGGTCCAACCCAGAGCGTCTGCCCAAGCGTCTTCCGTATCATCCCAAACCTGTTGAGGCATACCGGCGATTGGATTTGCGGTCACCGTCCCTTTTGAGGGAGTCACGACTTTAAGTTCGTCGAGAACCGTTTGAAGATCCTCGTCCGCAATGTCCTCGACGATCATGATGTGTACGACAGTCTTCATGATGAAAGTTCCTTCATGTTCTGGACGTCTTCAACAAACTGGACAATGTCGGCATGGACACTGCCCCATTTGAATTCTGATACGATTTCCTGGAGTAGTTGTGCTGCGGAATTCTCCAACTGAAGAGAACCGTCGGCCTTTTCAACCGCATCCACGATTTCTAGACGCGACTTGATTTCGGTGATCGTGAATCCACCCTGCTTGGGTGCGTTCACACAGAGCAAGATCAGATCCTTGTAGCTGGCATTGCCATCCTGATTGATCTTGAGTTCCGTTTGTTTGAGTTCGAGAGTCTTCATTAGCTCACTTTGAGTGTCCCGCCGTCCGACCACAACGCGCCAGAAACGCTGGGATCGGAAGTTGGAATTGTTGGTAAAATGATGAGACCGTCACTATTGATCTCAACGTGTGTCGTGAGTGTGTTTAAGGTTGATCCAGAGGCACCTGCTGCGGCTGTTTGAAAGATCAAACTGCCACCAGCCCCTGAACCAGTGCCCTTGCCCCCCGCAAGGTAGAGAGAAGCACCGGCAACATCAGTTCCAGAACCACCTGTTCCATGAACTGTCGCGTCTACTGGAGTGGCATGCACAACACCTCGTCCAAAATAGACATCAGTCGTCGGTGCAAAATCTGATCCAGCTACAAATTGTGAGTTCGCAGTCACTTGCGAACCATATCCAATCGCAATAGCACTGTTTACACTAGCTCCGCCGCATTCATACCCTAAGAATGTGCAGGCGTAACTAGCGCCGCTCACATTGACGTTGTGGCCTACAAGGACATTGCGACCTGTGGCACTTGTCGCAATCGTATTATGACCTAACACAACATCTCTGGATGTGCCTCGTGCGTTCCAGCCAGCCACAACACAACGCTCTCCAGCAGTCACGGCATGACCAACTCCCACACCATACGACCCGTTGACAACAGCGTCCTCGCCAAAGATTTCCCCGTCTGTTACGCCTTGATTGTTCGAGAATTCTCCAGCTAGTGTGACACGCGGCCCCGAAGCACCCGTCGAAAAGTGTAAATCTCCAGATTGGGGAACAATATAAGCATCTGTTCCATCATGGTAGATCTGAACCTCATCAGTACCAGCAACACCTCCCGGCTGGAGGACTTTTAACGTCCCCTCAAGGTGAGTATCTTGCTTAAGGTAAATATCGCCTTGAGCACTCCCATCTGGTTGTAGAATTAAATCACCTTGATCCGCTCCTAGAATCAAGTCACCAGCCCCTCCAGCCCTAAGAATTGCATAATCGCGAGTTGCAGAATTAGAGGCTTGAAGTGAGTTGTATTTGAAGGTCCAATTCGTGGAACCATTGATCTGTAATTCAGTATTCGAAGTGCTGTTGATCCTTATCAAACCGGACTGAGAATCAATGTAGGCGTTTGAACCGTCATGGTAGATCTGGATCTCGTCCGTGCCCGCGACTCCTCCCTGTTGCTGGACAATAAAAGTGTCACGAGCCGTAACAGTGTTTCCATCCAAATATGTCGGAAGACTCGTACTGCCAAGGATAAACTGTGCTCCGCTACCCGCACTGATTCTTTGAGCACCTGAGTCAATCGTGATCGTTTTGAGCTGTCCCGACTTGTTGACAATCAAGGGTGGAACAGTCAAATAAGTACCATCCCATTCATCCAACTCGCTTAACGACGAAGCACCAGCCGCACCCCAAGCAACAGATCCGTCACCTTGAACAATTGGGGCTTGACCCTCAGTTCCCCCCGTAAGCAGAGACGTACCGCCAGAAGATCCGATGAGGATACCGTCTTCGTCGGTGATAATGAAATCGGGTTGTGCGGAGAGTAATTGCATTAGTGCCTCCAGCTAGAGTGCGGAAATGTCGTTGTAGGTTAAGCTCATGGCAAGTCCCTTGCTGGTTCCCACTCTCCTGCGAAGCCTCTACTTCGAAACACTTCGCGCATCAATTCTTGGTTTCTTTCGTCGCACTTGGCCTGCTCCTCGCGGAAAGCAGCTACAACAGAGTTCACGGCAGCGGCGTGATTTTCGGCAATAGTCTCAACAGCCCTGCACTGACGCTCGTGTGTTGCTGGCTGGCCAACACAGATCACGTAAATTAGGATCATCGCAGTGACGCCCTGGGTCTTCGCGACATCGGCTAGGAAATCCCACATTGTTCGCAAATTTTTGCTAACAGCCTTTTCTTGCCCTTCGTCCATGGCCCCCTATCCTTCTACGCCTCGCGGTAAAAGTTCATCCAAAATTGCATCAACCAATTTCTGCACCAGCGACCTGATCAGCGGAGACAGAAGCCACAACAGAATCCCAGACTCAGCTTTAAGTGCCTTGGTGGCATCTCGTTTCATGCTGTTCCTGAGACGGCGCTGAATTGCTTCTGGCGACTTGCCGTAACCCTTGACCAGAGACGACGACTTGTTAATGGAAACGAATCGGTCGGCAGCGTTGATTGTTCTCCGCACCGCCTCCGACGTTGTCTCGTCAAGCTGCTTGCCCTCAACGAAGTCGCGTGCTGCCCGCTCTAGTGCTGCACTGCCCATTAGCGCCACCTCCCGAATAGTCTCGCACGTGGCTGGCTACACTGACCGTTCGCACACCCGCCAGAACTGTAAGTTCTTGTGGATCGCTGCACAGTTTGTCTTGGAACTGACTTCTGCGTGTATGTGAACTCACCCTCTGGCTCTACACCTGCATGATGCAGGGCCGTGTGCAGTTGAGCCTTCTCGCTCATGGTCAATTGCCCGAAGTCGGAAGCCCCATGATCTCGCAAGTGCTGATCCAGACTCATGCCAGCTGCAATGTCATAGATCGATTTCCTCGGATCGGTATGCCGTGCCACGTAATCCTTGAAGTTGTAAACCGTACCATTGAGCGTGAAAGTCTTAGCGCCCGCTGGGTGGTATGTGCCCTGAAGCGGTTGTGGAGCCTGGCAGCATTTGTCGCACTTCTCTTCAAGTGCGGCGATTCGCGACTCCAGATCCTTCAGCTTGGCATCACAGTCGCAGCAGTTCTCACACTGACACTCAGCTACAGCCTTGGCGATTGTGTCGCTCACATCTGGAATCTGCACCACAAAGAGGTCATCTTTTGGCTGCTGCACAATCTCTCGGTCGCTGTCAAATTTGACCGCTGACTTAGGCTTCGGAGTCGAAGCCGTATCGTAAGTAGCCCACGCCACACAAAAGCACAAAAACGTCATGAATTGTTTCATTTGATTTCCTATTTCCAATCACTCGCTGTTACTGTCCGGGGTGCCACCGCGTCGTCAGGTAGCATTTTTGAATCTCTTAGCAACCCACGGCCCTTGTCCCCATAACCCTCTCCCCAGGAATTGTCAAAAATTATTCCATAGGAGTTCTCACCGACCCTTGCCGGAGCCACTGCCGTCACTTCATGAGACCACCAATTCAGACCAATGCAGACTGGAATGTTCTGAAGCAGACAACTCATCATCTGGTCGAGATTGCGGGGCTGTAGCAGCCACCACTCATCACACTTGAAATGCTTTCTAGCGGCATCTGACTCGCTATTGTCGTACCTGCGGTCAATGGCATTGGCGGGCCACAACTCATGCGGAACAATACCATGCTCGCGGATGTACTTCAGACCCTCGCTTCCCCAACCTCCGACGTTGCGGAAGTTTTTAATTTTGGCGCCGACAGAAGCTGGAGATAGCGGAACATACTTCTCGCCTTGCTTAGCGCGTGTGAGCATCACAGCGTGGACTGGCGAATTAATCCAACAGTAATTTGTGCGACTTTGGTTAAGCACACGCGGGCCATCCCACTCACCACGAGCCTTGAGATCATCTACGAGGTCAGGTAGGCGCATCTTCTTGCGTTCCATCTCCTCGATACGTTCGTTCCACTCTTCCCGTGGAATCATGGCGTTGAACGATGTGCCAAATCCCTCAAGTGGCTCAGCGCAGTCTGGGTCCAAACCGCGACCATACTCTGGATTCTCGGCGTAGGCTCGCACCACAACATCAGCATTGTGGTCACCGATCACCTTCATTTTGCTGGGGATGTAGCTCCTGAAACTCATTTCGTGTGCTCCCTCAAAAGCTCAATCGCAGCATCGGCATCGTTCGGTAGCGGCACAGATCCCCCTGTGTTGCCATTGGAGAACACGAGCCATGGCGTATCGGTACGTTCCACCTGCAGCGCTTTCTTCCACGATTCGTCGGCACGCTCGATGGTGATTTCCTCGTCCCAGCTCTTGAACTCCCAGCCATTCTCGGAGCACCAGCGACGGAACTTGGTCCCGGTCAAGATGTCGAGCTTGGACGCTGGAAGTGTATGCGTCTCGCCAGACTCATAGATCGCCAGGCAGCGCGGCACATCCGTCTCGAACGGTGCGCTACTGGGGATGATGTCCGGGATCGGAATAATGTTGGGCAGGCCGTTTTCGAGAACGCTCGCAAGGAGCAGCCCGACACAGAGCCCATTGATGAATTGCTTCATCCTTCCTCCTTGGGCTGCTGTGCTTTGGTTGCGGCTTGGATAGGGCTTAGGCCGTCGATCAGGTACTGCCACTTATCGGAGGAGGAGGCTGCTGGACAGTGCTGATCGACAGCTTTGGCCCACCGTTGGGTATCGGCACAAGGAGGCTCGTCCGAGTCCCACGGAGATTCAAGATCACCTCCCTTCTCTGATTTCAATAGGTTCCCTGCAAGCGTTCGCAGATACCCCAATTTCGACCATGGGATATTGAATAGAGCCAGACCTGCGATTGCTGCGAAAAAGATGTACTGGTTCATGCTGACAACGCGACCCCAGGTTTCAGGTACTTGGTGATCTGCTCCACAATCTGATCGAGCAGCATGGACTTGAATTCCCGAGTGAAGAACGGAATTGGCAACTTGTCGTCGATAATGTTCAGCAGCCACTCCTTGGCGACTGCGATCTCACTGTCGTCGATGCCGTCTGAGACGCTCAGCATCACATCTCGATACTTGGCTGGAACAAAACCCACGACCGGAGTCAGGGCCAGCGTAAGCCAATCCTCTTCCATCGCTTCAGTGGCCACTGGAATGTCGATGTAAGGGTTGATGTTTTTTGCCAGACTGTTGGCAAACTCTTGATCTGTCATGGTTCCCTCGAATGTTGTGGCCCCTCTATCTCAGATATAACTCAGACGGTCGATTTACTTCAATGGGATTTGGTCGCATTCATGCTACCTAGGTTGACATTTCTGCAACTTATGAGAAACTGTGCGGCATGAAACCTCGACAACTCTATCGCGACCGTACCGACCCGCACATGATCGTGCGCATCGAGTCCGTAATTCACGAGCCGTGGCAGACGTACGTCGAGTATCACTGCATTTCGTGGGTGCCGAATGACTTGGCAACTGCGAATCGCGTCCGAGGTTGTGGATCAGCAACTGTTTTTAACCAGATTTTTCGAAAGCACGTCACGGAAGGGGCTGACGAGGAAATCGACAGTGAGCGTAGTTAATACCGAGTGTTACGTCATGGATGTCACCGAGTGGCCTGATTACTGGTTTCTCTGGGTCGAGGTCACGGCCATCTATGGAGGGAAAGAAGCTGAGTACACCTACGAAATCCAGCACTACCCACGGTTCCGTGAAGAGAAGTGCCCAGGGAAATTGATCGGATTGCATCACAACGGGGGTGAAGCTGACGAGGACAAATGGCGAGCAAAGCATCCTAAGTGGCACGAACAGTACCGTGCTATTCGTTTTCATAACTTTTACGCAGACCGCAACCTTGGCATCACAGAACAGGTGTCAGGGCTGCTACTTCCAGACGAGGAGATAGATTGGTGACGACACGTCAAGACAAATACGACATGATCAAGAAATTCGGCCTCAACGCTGTTACTGGTGACTCCATCCGCGAATGGGCACGTGAGAAGGGTTTCGAGGAGGACGTTGACGAGTTGCACGAAGTCGTCGATTGCGCTGTTAGGCTAGCCCATAACGGTACGACCACAGATTCCTCACGCCGAGCGCACGCAACCATCGAACGCCTCTTCACGCTAGCTCAAGTCGGACTCATCATCTCGGAACTGGGCGAGTTCGTGGAAGCGGTTCGGAAGCCTGGCCCCGACGACAAGTGCCCCGAGCACAGCGGTCAGAAAGCGGAACTGGCCGACACCATCATTCGCATTCTGCACCTCGACAATCGCATCGACGGCGCACCGATCGACCACGTCATCGCTGACAAGATGCTCGTCAACGAAGGACGGCAACACAAGCATGGGAAGCTGGCATGAGACCGATTGCAGTTAGCCTGTTTGACCTTACTGGGAATATGCTTATTCCGTGGCGAGACGCAGGCTACGAGTGCTGGATAGTCGACAACCAGCATCCACAGGCCATATCGAACAGTGGAGTCACTGATCAGGATGGCTTTTTCAAAGTCAACTACGACCTGTCCATGCCTTGGGTGGCACCGTTCGACAGGGATCGGATTGAGTTTGTGTCAGCATTCCCGCCGTGCGATCACCTTGCCGTAAGTGGGTCGAGGTGGTTCAAGGGAAAAGGTCTGCGGAGCCTGGCTCGCAGCATAAACCTGTTTGCTACAGCCGCTGAGTTCTGCGAATGGGCAGAGGTGCCGTACATGATCGAGAACCCAGTTAGCACGATAAGCACTTACTGGAGAAAGCCAGACTACAGCTTTGACCCGTACGAATACAC